ATGAAGGAAAGAACATAGTTTTTCCTGGTTGAACTTTATAATTAATTTGTGATGATGCATATGTTACTTTTGTTTTATCTGCTTCTGGTAAAAGATTCATAACATTACCTGGTCTTGGATCTTCAAACAATGGCATTGATGTAGCTTCACTTGCTTTTAAAAAATAAAAACCAGAGATATGCCCATTCCAATGTGTATGTAATGTGTGGTGTCCTCCACCTTTTTTAGCAAACTCCTGTACCCACATTTCTGTAGTAAATATTGTATAATTTGTTAAATCAAATCCCATTTCAATTAACAAATTATGTGCTGTTGCACCTATATAATTTTGTAACTTTTTAAAATTAGGATCACCTACTAATGATGTTGAATGAAACACATGACCCATATCTCCTTTATTTCCAAATTTTTTATTTCTTTTATTAATAGTTTCTTTTAAATTTTTTTTTGCATCTTCTATATAAAAATCAGATGCATTATTTAATTCATTAACAAATCCAGGTTCGTCACCATACCATATAGGAGACGGAAACATGTCTTCTCTATTTAATTGTTTTGGAAATTGTAATTCTGTTTTTAATTTTTTAGTTTTTTTCTTTTTCATATTCTCCTTATCTAAATGGCCAACCAAGATTCCATATAACTAAACTATGTCTTGAGCCTTTTTTTACTGGGCATATTCTATGCCATACAAACGAGGGGAATACTACTAAACTTCCTTTAGGTAATATCTCTTTACACTTCATAGGTTTTCTAGGTTTATCAGGATCTAAATTTCTAAAATCAAATTCTAATTCACCACCTTTATATTCTTTTGGATCTGATAATGTCACTGTTACAGATAACTTTCTTATCTTACCATGTGATGGATCATTAGCAGTTTCTCTAATATAAGGCTGATCCCAACTATCACAATGCCAATCATAAAATTGATTTTTAGTATATTTTGTAAACTGGCAAGATTCAGAAAAATCCCATTCAAAATTCCAACCTGCACTTCTATTTGCTTGATGAATATATGGCTGTATCTCTTTATAAATCCACCTATCATTCATCCAAACAATATCTGAATTTCTTTTCTTTTTTAAATCTTTAACTTGATTTTTATTTAATGGTCTATTACCATAACCTCCAGTAACTGCCATTTGATCTTGTAATGATTTTCCATATCGCACAATATCATTACATATTCTTTCTGGTATTGCACTTTGGAAATACCAATAATAATTTGTTAAATTCATATACCTTATATTATACTAATTTTTTTTAATATTGTCAAGGGGTATATTATTTAGAAATTGTTAATGTACCAGAAGCAGTAAATTTAGCAATTTTATCACCACCTGGGTGAGTTGAACCTGTAAATGCACAACAAGGACTACCTGTAAATGTTAATGCACTTGGGCCTCTGACTACAACAATTCCTGATCCACCTGCTCCACCAGTATTAGGAGAATTTTGATTTCCTCCTCCTCCACCACCGCCTGTATTAGCAGTTGCCGCAGATCCTGCTCCACTCGCTGAACCAGCACCACCTCCTCCAGAACCTCCAGAGCCTCCGTTGGTATTGGCTCCACCTCCGCCTCCACCAGCATAAGAAGTATCTGGTCCTAAAATTGTGTTTGGTGCACCTGCACCTCCAGCACCTGCAGTTCCTGATCCAGGTGCATTTGCTCCAACAGCAGTTGCTCCACCGCCACCAGCACCAGCACAACTTCCTCCGTTACCACCATTATTACCTTGAGATGGATCAGTAGGAGGAGCATTTCCAGTTGCACAACCTCCACCAGTTTCAGTTCCACCACCACCTGATCCACCAGGAAGAGCAGAAATAGCGACACCTCCACACGGTGCTTGTTGTGCTCCTCTACCACCACCTGCTGATGTTATTGTTGAAAAAATTGAATTATTACCAGAACTACCTCCACTACCATGAGATGGACCACCACCAGAGCCTCCTGCCCCTACTGTAATTGCGTATGACCCTGTTGTTAAATCTGATAAAGCCGATCCTCTTAAAGGAGAAGGCCCAAAACCAGTAGCTCTGTAACCACCAGCTCCCCCACCGCCACCTCTTTTAGCACCAGCTCCACCTCCACCAGCTATTACTAAATAATTTAAACTAACACCTAAAACTACACTTCCATCAGGCCATGTTCCTTGTTTAACAGCACTAAATTGACTTCTTAAATTCCATACACCACTTGCTTTGTTTAATTCTTTTGTAATGACAATACCTGATCCACCTTGTCCACCAGTAATTTCATAACCACCTGGGTGTCTTCCACCACCACCACCACCACCTGTATTTGCTGATCCTCTAGCATCAGGGTGATTATTACATGATGCTGGTGCTGATATAGGGGCTCCTGCACCTCCACCACCACCACCTGGATGTGCAGGTCCTGGAGTTCCATTAATATAAGAACCACCTCCTCCACCTCCAGCATAAACTACTGGACTTCCTGTAATACTATTTGCTAATCCTGCTCCACCTACTCCACCTATTGCTTTTGTTCCACAATTATTTCCTGGTGTAAAATTACTTCCAGCTCCACCAGCACCACCGCCAGCACCACCACCAGCTCTAAAACCCGTTGGTCCTGGATTAAAAAATTCACCACCCGTTCCTCCATCATTTCCTTGACCACATACTCCACATCCAGCTGTACCACCACCACCTGGTGCACCTCCTCCAGATCCACCATCAGTTGCTTGTTTTCCACCACCGCATGTACTAATTGTTCCACATAGTGTAACTATACTTGAAGATGTTCCTGATGCCCTCTCAGGTCCAGGTGTGCTAGCTCCACCACCACCAATTGTTACTACCGCAGAATTTGTTAATAAATTTAAACCTGGAAATAATGTCATACCTCCAGCTCCACCGCCACCACCAGCTCCAGGTCCAGCACCTCCTCCACCTGAAACTATTAATGTTTCAACAGCTCTAGTTCCTGGTTGAAAAGTTTTTGTTCCTGTAGAAGTATGGCTAGTAACAGTACTCTTCCCAAAAGAAGTTACGTTTTTTTTACCTATTAATCCACCGTTGGTTCTTGCCATTTAAGGTCTCCTATTCGGACACCCAAGCTGAACCATTCCAATTATATTTGGTAGGTGTTTCTTCTGTGTCGTTAGATTTAATTGCTTCCCAACCTGTATTGTTGTCAGCGTTGTATTTTGTTTCGTTCCAATTAATTTTATAAATCCATGAAGGTGTATCTTCACCATCATCTGTAACTGATGGATATGTAATTGGTGCTTGCCAATCATCACTACCATCTAATGACCAAGATTCATAAGGTTGAACGCTTAAAAATTTATTTTTAGATGCATCATATCTCATACCAATACCTGCATATTGTTTTCTAAAGTTATTGTTATAAGATGTTTGCTTCCAAGTGCCACCTCCAAAAAAATTAACACACCATGTTTCACCATCAACGTGTTCATCTGAAGGCACACAATCATTAGCCACAACTACAACTCTTTTTACAATCAGATGTGTATCTGATGTAAAACCAGTTGGGTCGGTCTTTGATTCTAACTCTGCAAAATGTGCCATGTTTATTTTCCTCCGTTATAAAAAAATTTTGTTATGCTCCAGTTATTGTTAGCGTTCCTGACGCTGTAAATTTTGCTATCTTATCACCACCTGGATGAGTAGATAATGTTCTTGCGGGTGTTGGACTTCCTGCTAAAGTAAATTCACTAGGAACTCTAACTATTACAATTCCTGAACCACCTGCTTTACCACCACCTCCACCACCACCTGTATTAGTAGTTCCTGCTGATGCTGGTCCTCCAGAACCTGTGCCTCCATTTCCACCGCCGCCAGCACCTCCTGATCCTGCAGCTCCTGGGCCATTACCACCACCTCCTCCAGCATAAGAAGTATCTGGTCCTAAAATTGTATTTGGTGCTCCTGCTCCACCTGCACCTCCATTTGTTCCTGGTCCTGGTGTAGGAGAGTTTCCTCCAACAGCAGTAGCTCCACCGCCACCACCTCCAGCTCCGACAGTTCCTCCTGGACCTCTTGTTCCACCACCACGGCCACCATTATTTCCTTGAGGAGGGTCTGTAGGAGGAGTGTTACCTGAACCAATAGTTCCAATAACATTACCACCTGGTGAATTGTTTGCAAATGATGCACCTCCACCTGAACCTCCAGGTCTTCCATTTGCACTTGGTGGATTAACATCACCACCTTCTCCAGCTCCACCACCTCCAGTTGATGTTATATTTGCAAAAATTGAATTACTTCCATCACTACCTGCATTTCCACCAGGTGTAACGCCTCCACCACCTCCAACTGTTATTGAATATGTATGTCCTAAATTTAAACTTTGTGCTGAACCTTGTAATGGACTTGGTCCATAACCTGATGCACGATAACCTCCAGCTCCACCACCACTAGCATAATAAGCACCACCTCCAATGTTTGTAGTTCCACCACCTCCACCACCAGCGACTACCATATAATCTACTGATATTGCTCTTGTTATCCACTCTGAATTTTTTACTTGATCGAAATGATCGTTAATACTCCACACACCTGATGCACATTTTGGAACTACTTCTTTTACGATTACTACACCTGAACCACCTGCTTTAGATCCAGCACCTATAGTATTATCATGTCCACCACCACCGCCTCCAGTATTTGCAGTTCCAGCTGTTTTAAAAGCACCACCTCCACCAGGGGCCGTAGCTCCTGGAGTTCCGTATGCTCCACCAGCACCACCTGATGCTCTTACTGTACAATCTCCTGGCCAAGCACTTGAACCTGCTCCACCATCACCACCTGGGCCGCAACTAGTTGTTCCTGCAGTTCCACCTGCACCACCTGCACCGCCACCACCTCCAGCTGCATTAATTCTACCACCACCTCCATCATTACCCTGTGAAGGACTTGTAGGAGGAGTATTACCTGATCCACCATTTGTTGAAGGTGAAACATCTGGATTAGATTCTGAACCTCCACCACCTGATGCACCATTTGCTCCATTTTGTCTAGGGCTACCTGGATTTGTGTGAACACCACCACCGCCACCTCCTCCATTAGAAGTTAGTGGGCCAAAAACTGTATTACTACCTGTTGCTCCAATAGCAGGTGATCCTGGAGTTCCTCCAGTTCCACCAGCACCAATTGTAACTGGTGTGCATCTACTTGAAATACTTATACATGTATTAAATCTATAACCACCTGCACCACCTCCACCAGAAGGTGAACAACCATCAGCTGCATAACCACTTCCACCGCCACCACCAATAACTAATGCACTAACAGATGTAACTTGACAATTCTGTCTTACAAAATTACCTGTTGATGTTACTGATGAAGTTTTAGTAGATGGTGTGCATACTACTTTTACTGGGCCTATGATTCCGCCATTTGCCATGAATTATGTTGCCTCCTATAATTCTATCTATTATGCGTCATCTAATTCTTCGTAAGAAACAAAATAAGTTAAGTCATTTGCAGCTGATGCTGTAAATGCTAATAAATCTGTTTCATCTAAATAAATTGGATTCTCTAAAAAACTTAGGGTAGCATCTGCTGGTACTGATATTGTATTAGCAATCTTAACATAGTTAGATCCATTATCTACACTAACTTCGATTGTAATATCAGCAGCATTTGAACCATCTACGTTTGCAACAAGAATTGTATTTATTTTGGCAACTTTATCTGCTGCAACATCAACCGCTGTAGTTCTAGATGTACCATCTAGTAAAGCAGTTGCGTTTTTAGCATTAATAGTTGCTACGTTTACGATGTTTGGTGTAGCCATATTATCTCCTTTTTAATTTTATCCAAATACAATTGCCATTGCAATTGCTTTTCCTACTGATGCAGCACTAGAGTTTGCATCAACATATGTTATTAATCTTGAAGCAGCAACTTTTCTATTAGTGCCTCCTGCCCCATTATCTACTATAAATAAATCTGCGTCTACAATAGCTTCTCCTATATCTGTACCACCATCTATATCTAATGCAGCTAAACTAATACCACCTGCATCTGTAGTAAGTGCACCTGTTATAGTTACACCACCAGATGTTGTTACAAATTTACTTGAGTTATCGTGATATAATTGTGATGCACCATTTCTAGTAAAACTAGCTAAAGTTTCTGAGCCATCTTCATTTTGTAATACAATAGAAGTTCCATTTGTTCTTAAAGCTAATGCTCCTGTTCCATTATCTTTTATAAAAGAATTAGAACCATCGTGATAAATTTCTAAATCTGAACCAGCACCAAAGATAGCTTTACCAGCATCAGGTAGTTTAATATCATGATTAAATACAGCTGTACCAGCATCACTACCATCAATAGTTAAAAATGTAGTATCAACCCCACCATCAGTGCCTTTAAATATAATATCAGAATCATCTGCCTGTGCATCAATAGTAATATTTCCAGAAGTAGTCGTTATATTAACTGCTGCATCACCAGCTGTTAAATCATCTGCTGCTGAAGATACACCACTTGTAAAATATGTTTTAAATGTTGCAGCACTAGTAACTTTCATAGTGCCACCATCATTGTGAATTATACCATCGCCATCTGCAATTGCATCAGTTCCAATAGTAGCTCCACCATCAATTAAATTAAGTTCTGTTGCTGTAGCACTTACATTAGTACCACCAATATCAAGAGTAGTTACAGATATTTCTCCTGCAACTGTAGCAACACCATCTGCTAATGTAATTAAATCTGTATCACTAGTATGACCTATTGTAGTGCCATTAATAATTACATTATCAACAGTTAAAGTTGTCAATGTTCCTAATGAAGTAATATTTGATTGTGCAGCACCTGTAACTGTAGCTGCTGTGCCTGATACATTTCCT